AAGTATTGAAGAAGCGTATGAGCGGTGCGGGTTAGAGGTTCGCACGGGTTATGATGCCAGAACTGCTCGTCGTTCTTTAAACTTGATGTTTGCGGAATGGTCTAACCGAGGTTTAAACCTGTGGACCGTTAATCAGGCTACGATAAACCTTGTTCAGGGAACTTCTTTGTATTCTTTAGCAAGTGACGTTGTAGACACACTTGATGTTGTTCTTCGCAGGAGCAATACCGATTACGAGGTTCAGCGTATTAGTCGTGGTGATTATGTCACGCTTCCTAACAAAACAACGCAAGGCCGTCCCAGTCAGTATTATTTAGACAGACAGATCACGCCGCAGCTAAACTTGTGGTCTGTTCCTGAGAACTCTACTGATCAGATCATTTACTATTATGTTCGCAGAATTGAGGATGCAGATGATTTGGTTAATACTACTGACATGCCTTTTCGTTTTTATCCTTGTATGGTGGCGGGGTTAGCTTATTATATGGCGGTCAAACGCGCACCAGATAGAGTACAGATGTTAAAGTCAATATACGAAGAAGAATTTCAACGTGCCGCAGACGAGGATCAAGGTAGAACTCCATTAAAACTACAGCCTAGTCTTAGTTACTTGAGGGTATAATGCCTTACGCTGTCGGGAAAAATGCTTACGGAATATCTGATCGGTCAGGTCGTCGTTATCGTCTAAACAAGATGAAAACGGAGTGGACTGGTGCGAAAGTTGGTCCTGATGAGTTTGACCCCAAGCAACCTCAGTTGTCTCCACCCAAAGCGTTTCCTGACCCTCAAGCGTTAATGAACCCCAGGCCAGAAACAGGGTTAGCAGAACAGAGAGCTATTCAGACGGGTTGGAACCCAGTTGGATTTGCAGCTATTGAAGGTCTTTCTCCTCCTAGTAACTTGGTTGCGATTGGTTCTGTGGGCACCGTATCAATAGGAGAACCTGTAAGCACGGCTCCAAGATTTGACAGTACGGCTATTACACTAGATTCAACAACAGATACTTTTGATGAGGGATAGGACATGAGTAAGCAGACAGTAGGGATAGGTAGTAGCGCAAATGATGGCAATGGAGACACTCTCCGTTCTGGTGCAACTAAAATAAATGAAAACTTTTCTGAAATATATACAGCTATAGGTAACGGAACTACGTTAACCACTATAATAGATAGTAATGGGCTTATTGACGTAAGTTCTGGTGCAAATAAGATTGTGTTCTATTATGCCAATTTAAGCGACTTACCTAGTGCTGGAACATATCATGGTGCAGTGGCGCACGTTCATGCAACGGGAGGTTTATACTTCGCGCATGGTGGTGCATGGATTCGATTAAACGATGAAACAACTGGTCCTGTCACAAAGTATACTGCTGGTACAAATGCATCATCTGCTTATACATTTACTGGCCCCGGTGCCACTTCTGGTGACAACCCAAATTTTACTTTTTACAAGGGTCATACTTATCTTATCGACAATACGGCTAATGTAGGTAGTCATCCTTTGCAGATTAGAACATCTAATGGCGGTTCTGCTTTTACTACAGGTGTGACTGATAATTATAATTCAACGACAGGACTAACACAATTTATTGTACCGCATGAACCCAGTGACACTTCTCTAGTATATCAATGCACCAATCATGGTGCTATGGTAGGAAACATAACAATAGTGTGATATCATGAGTTTTACATACACAGAATTAAAACAAGCTGTACAAGATTACACAGAAAATGACGAGTCATCTTTTGTAACTAATCTTCCGTTGTTCATACGACAAGCTGAAGAGCGTATTTTAAAAAATGTACAACTTAGTTTGTTTCGCAAGAATGTGACCGCGCCTACAACTGCCTCAAACCCGTTTTTAGCAGTTCCTTCAGATTATCTGTCTCCCTTCTCTCTGAGCTTACGCGGTACGGATGGTGATCGTTTTTTTATAGAGTTCAAAGATTTGAGTTTCTTGCAGACATATACCCCAGACTCAACAACAACAGGGTCTCCTAGATACTACGCGGTGTTTGACCTTGAAAACTTTTTGTTAGCCCCCACCCCTAATGTTGCGTTTACAGCGGAACTACATTACTTTTACCGTCCAGCTAGTTTAACTGCGGGGGCAGGAAGTGGTACAACTTGGCTAAGTATAAACGCTGAAATGGCTTTGTTATATGGTTCGTTGATTGAGGCGTATATATACATGAAGGGTGAGCAGGACGTTATGGCTATGTACAACACCCGTCTTCAAGAAGCGATAGTTGGTGTTAAGATGCTTGGAGAAGCTAAAGAAACAACGGACGAGTATCGCACCGGAAAAGTTAATAGGGATAAGGCGTAATGTTTACTTTGGACTTAAACCCTCCACAAAACGATACTTTAGTCGGTATTAACACTGTTAATAACAGAGGATTCACACCTGATGAGCTTGCAGAGCAATGTGTTTCTAAAGTGGTTTCTGTTTCTGAAACGGCGCACCCAGGTATTAGAGATCAAGCTCGTGCGTTTTCAAAACACATAGAAAAACTTATAGCATTTTATATGCGGCAAGCTATTCGCAGTGATCGAACCACAGTGTATAATGCACTTAATGATGCGGGACATCCCGACTTAGCCGAACTTATAAGGAGACTATAGCATGGCTTTTACTGGAAACTTTATGTGTACATCGTTCAAGGTGGAACTCTTGAAAGGTCAACACGACTTTACAACTGGGCAAGACATTTTTAAAATTGCTTTGTATACTAACAGTGCTTCGTTTACGGCGGCAACTACGGACTACACTGCGACGAACGAGGTGGGTAACTCTGGATCGTATGCTGCGGGAGGTGGTGCGTTGACTAATGTTACTCCGACAGCGTCTTCGACCACAGCGTTGACAGACTTCCAAGATCTGACGTTTACGTCTGCAACTATTACGGCTCGTGGCGCGTTGATTTACAACACGCAAACAGGTGGTGGTTCAGGCACTACGGACACAGTTGTTGTCTTGGACTTTGGTTCTGACAAAACTTCTACATCAGGAGACTTCCAAATTGTATTTCCTTCAGCGGATGCGAATAACGCGATAATTAGGATTGCTTAATGGTTCTTACTCTCGCAAATAGGGTTAAGGTAGCTACCTCAACAACAGGCACAGGCACTATTACGTTAGGCAGTGCCGAAACGGGCTATCAAACTTTTGCGAGTGGAGGGGTTGCTGATGGTGCAACCGTAAGATTCACTATAGAGGACGGAGACGCTTGGGAGGTATCGACGGGAGTTTACACTGCTTCTGGCACGACATTAACCAGAGTCCTGACTCAAGCCTCTACAGGATCTTTGTTGAACTTGTCTGGGTCCGCTATTGTATTTATCACCGCAGCGGCGGAAGATTTAGTAGTGCAGGACACTTCAGGCGATGTTCATCTTGGCTCTACGGACTATATATTTTTTGACGGAGCAGACCCGACAGAGTTTGTCAAAATAACAGGTCAGGTTGTAGGTCCGTATCGAAACTTCTATATACAATCAGAGTCTAACATTTTTTTTGCGGCTGTAGATACAGTCGGAATTACTATTCTTGGTCATAGCATCCTTTTTGAGGGTGCAACTTCAGATGCTCATGAAACAACACTCACAGTAACTGATCCCACAGCAGATAGAACAGTTACAATACCGGATCAAAGTGGCACCATTGCGTTTAACACGAGGGCTATAGCTATGGCCTTAGTTTTTGGGTAGGGTTTATGATAACATACACGGTAACTAGAAAATACACTATAACAGACTCTGTGGCGTTTATAGACGGTGTAAAAGACGTTTTAGTGTCAAGAGGCATGACTCAGGCAGAGGCTACAAGTCATTTAGCGGATAAGCTAGAAGATATGCCTGATATGTTATTGGCGTTTATAGAACTTTTTTCCCAAAGTCTTTTTAACGGGTCTTCTTTACTTTTGTCTGAGGTAGTTGATAGGGAAGAGATCATAGAAGAAAAGGACGAAAGCCCATGACCGCGCCCAACATTGCCGAACTTTCTATAATCACAGGAAAAACTTTTGTAGGGGATTTAAGCAACTCTCTGGCTACTTTAGTGGCTGGTGCCTCTAACAAGGTTATGAAAATAAATTCTATAGTCGTTGCCAATGTTGACGGTGTTAATTCCGCCAGTGTTAATATTTCATTGCAAAGAAGTAGCACTGATTATTACGTGGTTAAGACCGTTGAAGTGCCGGGGGACACAACTTTAGTTGTGCTGGATAAAGACATGGGTATTTACTTAGAGGAGGCAGATATACTGCGGGGTTCAGCTTCAGTTGATGGTGATCTACAAGTTGTCGTTTCTTACGAAGAAATTAGTTAGAGGTAGTAGTGGCAAATCGTTGGAGACATAGCGGTGGTCTTATAAGGAGTGTAACTACTCCCTTTGCAGACGGTGGAGTTTTTGGCATTGTTGCGTCTTACTTATCAAAAGGTCCTACCGGAGAAGCACAGTTTTTATCCACTGGCTCAACTTCGTTTACTGTCCCTACGGGGGTTAATAGTGTTTGCGCTGTTTGCATTGGCGGTGGTGGCGGTGGCATGCATTATAGCAACGGCAATTCTTCGTCTACTTTCGCTATGAGCGGTGGCGGTGGCGGTGGGCTGGGCTGGCTTAATAATATTGCGGTTATTCCGGGGGAATCCTTTAATGTATTCGTTGGAGCAGGAGGTTCTGCTGGAGCCTACAGCGTAGGCTCTACGGTGGGAGGCAACTCCATCTTTAAGACTTGTATAGGATACGGAGGTAGCGCAGGCAGGTACTCCGTTAATGGAGCTGGAGGAAGTTTTCTAGCTTCCGGTGGTGGAGGTGGTAGCGGAGGCGGCACTCTAAGAACGGCGAACAGCGGTTACGGCCCTGCGGGAGGCGGTGGCGCGGGAGGCTATAATGGCGTGGGTGGTGTTGGTCGAGATCAGGGGTACGCAAGCGAACCTGCTGGCGAGGCCGCAGCAGTTGGCTCTGGCGGTGGCGCGGGAGGTGGCGGTGCTTTTTTCTCTACTCCACAAGACCACATGTCCGGCTCTGGCGGTGGCGTGGGAATTTTCGGCATAGGTGCAGACGGTGCTCCCGGTACAGCGGGTAGAGCGGGGGGAGGCTCTGGTGGTGGAAACGGTAGTATTCCAAATCAAAACTCTCCTCATGGCCCTGTTGTGGGAGGCCTTTATGGCGGTGGCGGGGGAGGAAGTTCAGCACAAGTGCCTTACGGAAATGCTGGAAACGGTGGAAACGGTGCCGTTAGAGTTATTTGGGGGTTAGGAAGATCTTTTCCAAGCACTAATTGTGATTTAGCAAGCAGTTTTGGAAATGTTACAACATATTAAAGGATGTGTTAGATGTTAGGTTTTTCCCCATTATCATCTAATCCGCTTGCGTCTCAAGAAGTTGTTTCTAATGGGGTTGTAGTAACGCTAGACTTTACAGCGGTTAAGGCTACAGGTGTCGTAGATAGCAATCCTGTTCTTGTTACTGGGGCCACCGTTGCACTTCTTGATTTTACGGCTGTTAGGGCTGTTGGATTTGTTGCTGCTGTTTCCGAAACAAAGACAGGTTCTGTTGTAACTCCTGATTTTACGGCTGTTAAAGCTAGTGGTGTTGTAAGTGGCGTTACAGCAGCGGTGGGGGTTACTGTAACTCCTGATTTTACGGCTGTTAAAGCTAGTGGTGTTGTAAGTGGCGTTACGACAACAGTTGTAACAAGGGTGCTTCTTGATTTTACGGCTGTTAAAGCTAGTGGCGTTATAAGTGACGTTGTTGTAATTGACGAAGATTCGTGGAGCATCGTCGTAACTGATGCAAACAATCAGTGGTTGGACGCTCAAAACGGAGCATCTAATACATGGTTGTCCGTACCTACTGTGAACAATCAATATGTCGAGCTTGCTCCAAATCCCGGAAACAGCTATAATGCTGTGGAGCCTTCTCCGGGAAACACTTGGACAACTGTGGCTGCGTAAGGATGTAAAATGTCGAGTACTTTTTCAAACACCGGAATTGAGTTAATAGGAACAGGAGACCAGAGTGGGCAGTGGGGAAATACCACCAACACCAACTGGACAATTGCAGACAGGGCCATCAATGGCGTTGTTACTATAAATCTTACGGGAAATGCGACCTCGTTAGCAACATCATCCGGTGCTCTGTCTTTGGGACAGGCAAAGGTTCTTGTTTTGGGTGGTACTCCGAGTTCTGGAACTAACACGGTTACCCTGACCCCGAACAGTTCTTCTCATGTTTATTTTGTTGACAACCGGACGAGTGGCAGAGACGTTGTGTTTCGGCAAGGAGACGGCACGGGAGGTGGTTCTGCGGGAGATGGCGAAACCACAGTTTTAAACGGCAGGGTTGATATTATTTACGCTAATGGTGCAGGCACCAACGGAAAAATTGTCAGCATGATGAACCTTGTAAATGCATATGGCATCACTGCTTCGGTTGACGAGCTTAATTACAACGACATTACGACACTAGGGACATCACAAGCTTCTAAGACTGTTACTGCGGATGTTAATGGTGATGTTAACTTAGCCGAGGAGTTGAAAGCTAAAAGCTATACTGAGACGGTAAGTCAGATTACACAGAGCACTGGTACTTTGACAATAGATTGTTCAACGTCCAACGTTTTTGAGGTTACGTTGTCTCAAAATATAACGTCGATAGTTCTGACCAATGTTCCGACTTCAGGTGGTTCGCCACAGACTAAATCATACGGCTTTATTTTAAAGGTTACACAGGGCGGCGGTGCGGGAGGGTTTACTGTGGCGTTTCCTGCAAGCTTTAAGTTTACGGGTGGTACGGACCCTGTAATTACAGTGACGGGCAACGCGGTTGATGTGTTTAGTTTCTTTACGGTGGACGCTGGCACAAACTGGTACGGCTTTACTTCCGGACAGGATCTCAAATAATGAGTTTTATTACTAAGTCGGCCATAATGTCTTCAGGCGGTTCTTCGGCGGGGGCAAAAGAACTTAAAAACTACGTTTTTTCAGGTGCTCCGTTATATCAAGCTAATCAGTTTCCCTCAACAGTTTACTCAGGGTCTGGTTCTGCTACGTCTCAAGCGACTTATTGGAATGGTTGGTCTGGTACTTCCACCCAGTATCGTCCCAGTCAAATACATGTTCATCCAAGCGGAACAAGTTGGTTCTTTGTTCAACCAAAGGCGGGTGGTGCTCTAGGAAATAGTTTATATCAAGTGTTTATGAGCACGGCGTGGGAAATGGCCTCGGCGGATGGTTCTACGCCAAATGCGAATAAAGCCCTTGGAGTCATACAAAACACGAACAATCTTGCAAACGCCGTAGAGTTTAAACCGGACGGAACCAAGTGTTTTGTTATGGTAAGTAATCCAGACCCCGCTACAAATAGCGTTGCCTCTACAGTGCAAGAAGTAGCTTTAAGCACTCCTTGGGATGTGACTACCGCTTCAGTAACGGCAGGTTCTTATTACACAATGACTTTTGCGGTTACTACTTCGGGCATCCGGTTTAACCCCTCTGGGTTGTCCTTTAGCACCTGTGATGTTGACAATGGCAGGATTGAAACTTTTGTGGTTTCTTCAGCATGGGACTTGTCTAGCACAGTGACTCGACAAACTACTTATGTCGATAACCAATCAGGAACTGTTAGCTCCAATGGATACAGAGGTTTGTTTTACAACAATACTGGCACGATACTTTGGCGTGTTAGCGACACAGGTGATTTGTTCGGAAGCAATTTAAACACTGCGTATAGGCCCGATCAAGGAGGCTCCTACAACAGTGCTCTTAGTGGCGGACCCGCTTGGTCTTGGAAGCGGGGGAACTGGGTGGAACAAGCAGCGTATAGTACTCCAGCCCACGGTGGCATTGTTGCTGGTACAGGTTCTTGGGGTAAAAAGGATGCAGGTTCGGCGGACGGTTCAGCGTATTTTTTCTCAACGGGGGTTTCGGCTTATCTTGGGGCATACGGATCGTCAACTATATCGGGTGAAATAAACGGGGTAAATCAAGGGTTTGTGCAAAAACTAAAGTTTAGTACTCCATATTTAGCAAGTACTGCGGATCAAGAGACTCCTACTACAAAATTTTTAGATTTAGGAGCGAACTTTCGGACTGCTAGACAAATAGGGAACTCCGTTTCTGTTTCGGGAGATGGTACAAAACTCTTTAGTTTAAATGCAGACTACATAACCTCTCCTTTAAAGTTTGATTTTGCCGTTTACACTTTAAGCACTCCTTATGATATTCATACGGCAGGTTCTCCTACTGCAATTAGTTTTGCAGATCCAAATCCCCCTTCTACTACTGACACGGGAGCAGGTCGGGCGTTTGAGTGGGGGGATAATGGCTCCTCTATATTCATTGTCGCAAGTCCGACCGCTTTGAGCGGAGGGACGCACGAGCGCATTATTCATTTCACTGTTAGTGTTCCGTATGATTTGACAAGCACTGTTAGTAAAGTAAGCGAAGTTCTTGCTTCTGTTTTCACTACTTATGGTACAAATGCTGCTTTGAGTGGTATTAAGCACATAACTTGGAGACCTGACGGAACAGGTTTTTATCTTTTGTCTAATAGCAATCTTGAAGATACGAGGTTTAATTCGTTTACGGTAACGACACCATGGACTTTAAACGGGGTTACTCGACTTGATGCACCCGGTCTTGCTGACGCGAACAAAAACATAGTACAAACCATAACGGAGCAATCCGAAGGTCATGTGGATTATAAGATACCCGCTGTATTAGAGGGGCTTTGGCTTGCTCCAGATGGAAAATCGTTTTTTGTTCTAGGTAAAAACTCTGACACACCATCTAACGGCGAAGAACCTCCCGGATTTTCTTTTATGCCCTTTCTTAGACAATACAACATTTCAGCTTATCCTTGGCAACCCTACGTTGAGACGGCTTCAGGTACTCGAAACGATTTGCAGACCAGATCAATATCTCAGTTTGGTGGTGTTCCAACTTCTGTGTCTGTGTCTGGGGATCAAAAACATCTTTATCTTGGGATGTATTATTACGGTAGTGCAACAACTGCAAATGTTGATTACCACACTGTTATTTACCAACTAGATGCTCCATAAGGAAGATCTACATGCCCTTAACAAAACTTGGTTTTCAACCCGGAATAAATAACGAGCTAACACCTTTTTCAAACCAAGGAGGTTGGGAGGACGGAGACTTAATACGTTTTCGTTTAGGTTTTCCTGAAAAGATAGGTGGTTGGACACGGTTTGCCAACACTTCTTTTTTAGGTTCTTGTAGATCCCTTCACTCTTGGGTTTCGGTGGTAGGAGATCGTTACTTAGGCATAGGTACGTCAAGCAAGTTTTATCTTGAGACGGGAGCCTCCTTTTACGACATCACGCCAAATCGTCTAACATTAGCGTCACCCTCTTCTTTGTCCTCTTCTTCGGGGTCTACTATTACTATTACCACTCCGTCTTCTCATGGCGCGGTATTAGGGGATTTTGTTACTATAAGCGGTGCTGCTAGTCTGGGCGGAAACATGATTCCAACGGTTCTTAACCAAGAATACAACATTACGTCCGTATCTAGTGCCACCGTGTTTACAATAGAGGCTAGAGCGGCGAACACGACTATTCCGTCCATCACGGTAGACGGTCAATTAACACCTTCTCCAGTAGTTCGAACGTCTTCCGACACAGGGAACGGAGGGTCCTCCGTTTCTTTAGTGTTTCAAATAAATACGGGATTAGACACAACTATTCTAGGTAATGGTTGGGGCGCGGGATCTTGGAACAAGACTGGCAGAACGTGGGGTTCAGCAGCCGTTGTAAGTGTTGTGTCTCAAACATTACGTTTATATTCTCAAGACAATTACGGAGAAGATTTACTTATAAACCCTAGAAACGGTAGTGTTTATTACTGGGACGCAAGCGGTTCGGTAACTAATCGCGCTGTTGCACTTCAAGATTTAGCGGGTGCTTCCAGTGTCCCAACGGTATGCCGTCAGATACTAGTGTCAGACACAGACGGACACGTAATAGCCTTTGGATGTGACCCAGAATCAACGCCGGGGGTCCTTGATCCTTTAACAATTAGGTTCTCTTCTCAAAGATCAATAACGGAGTGGTCTTCTCTTGACACTACCACAGCAGGGGAAGTACGTTTAGGCTCCGGATCTGAAATAGTTTGTGCAATAGAGACTCGACAGCAAATACTCGTTTTCACGGACACGGCTCTTTACACCATGCAGTATCTAGGCCCTCCTTTTATATTTGGTCTGACGATGGTTTCGGAAAACACCTCTGTAGCAAGTCCAAACGCAGCAATAGCGGTTGATGACACTGTGTTTTGGATGGGTCTAGGTGAGTTTTATGTTTTTTCTGGCACCGTTCAACGGGCACCCTGCACTGTTAGGGATTACGTTTTCAACGATTTTAACACAATACAATATGAAAAGGTTGTTTCGGGGGCGAACTCAAAGTTCGGGGAAGTGTGGTGGTTTTACCCGTCCGCAGACAGCGATATCAATAACAGATACGTTGTGTTTAACTACCTTGAAAATATTTGGTACTACGGATCTTTAACGAGAACGGCTTGGTTGGATCAGGGGACTTATGACTTCCCTGTTGCCGCAGCTACAGATAACTATTTGTATTTTCAAGAAAACGGGTTTAACGATGGAAGTGTCAACCCTTCTGCGGCGTTAACTTCCTTTATAACATCAAGCCCTCTTACTATAGGAGACGGGGAGAACTTTACGTTTGTTAGTAGGTTGTTGCCGGATGTTACTTTTAGAAACTCTTCTGAGTCTACTCCGACACTAAAGATAACAACACGAGTTAGGAATAAGTCTGAAGGTGCTTTTGTAAAAGAAACATTATCTGAAATTAACGCGGACACAGAAATAGTAGATCTTCGTTTAAGGGGGCGTCAAATGTCTATTGACGTAAGGTCCACCGAAGCGGGAACTACTTGGAGACTTGGTACTCTACGTTATGACTTACGAGAAGATGGCACACGATGAGTAGAAACCTTGTCCGCCCTTTCTTTCCTGTTCCACCTGTGGAGTATAGTGCCTTGTATATGACGGAGGTGGTTCGATCTTTTTCCGTTTATCTAAATCAAATGCAAAATCCGGGGGAAGGTCGCAACACGGATCTAGTGTTGACAGCACTTCAAACAGATGACTATGGCTTAGAAACAGGAGCCTTGTTCCAACAGGAGGGATTTGTTAAGATAGCGTTGTCTAATGTAGCAAGTGTTCGAAGTTCTGTGGCAACAAGCAGGGTAGGACAAGTAACGGTGGTAATTTCATGATAAGAAAATGTGACTGTGAAAACGACAGTTTAAAACAATTAATATTGTCTGCGCACAACACTTATAGAGGTGTTTGCCCCAAGTGCGGCATAGATTGGACACAAGCTGCAATAACAGGAAGACAATCTGCAACGGTCTTCGTTACTGCTCCTCAAGCGGCATCAGGAGAGACATAATGGTTAATATTGTGGCGGCAATCGGTGGGTTGGTTGGCTTTGCGATGGGCGGTCCCGCAGGCGCGGCCCTCGGTGCTGGAATCGGGAGTGCTGGTTCGGGCAGTAGCTTAGACAATATCTTAAAAGACGCTGGCATGGCTTTTGGAGCGGGAGCTATTCCCGGTGTGGCGGGTATGGCTACAGGCATGGCGGGAAAAGCAGGACTTGCTGGTTTAATGAGTCCGCAGGCTTTGGCGGCGAGTGCTCCGGGGGCAACCTTTGGAGGCAACCTGATGTCCGCGGCACAACCCTTTTTAGGGGCTGGTGCAAAGACTGCGGCAAAGACTGCGGCAACTGGTCTTGGAAGCGGGGGAACTGGTGCAACTGGCGGTTTGGGAAGTCTAACGGACGGGTTGCCCTTTGATCTCAAGGATCTTGCAATAGCGCAGCTAATGGCTTCAGGGCAACCTAAACCTATTCCGTTAACAGAACAACAAAAGTATCTAATGAGAACGGGTGAAACTAGCGACTATCAAGGCACTGCCACGCCTCAGTCACGAGCAACGAGACCTACCATGATGGCGGCTCAAGGCGGTTACATTGAAGGTCCCGGCACAGGAAAGAGTGATAGTATCCCGGCTATGATTTACCAGAACGGAGGCCCGGTTCAGGAGGCTGCTCTTTCGGACGGGGAGTTTGTTATGACTGCGGACGCGGTCAAGGGTGCGGGAGACGGTAGCCGTGCGAAGGGGGCCGCTGAAATGTATCGGATGATGAATCAATACGAACGGAGAGCGTAATGGCAGATAGTGGTCAGATCGTAACTAACACAAGTATGCAGGTCAAACCGAAGTATCTTGAAGATGCACAAAAAGATTTATTAGCAAACATTTATGATGTGAATCCTCGGTACGATCTTCCCGAAACTCTTCAGCGTAGAGAAAACTATGACCCGGAAGGAGGACTTTCTGAGTTCTTCTACACAGATGTAGATGGTAATGAACTTGACTACGCTCTTCCCGAAGGAGTTACGTTTGACAACGTAACAGGTGCGTTTGACGTACCTCAAGATATATCGGGTATTGCTACTAAATCTGTTCTTGAAGGGGTTCTAAAACCTGCTGTTGCCGCACTTACTCCTTTACAGCAAAAAGCTATTCAAATGGGTGCCGAAGGTATTGGCTCCTATCAACAATACCTTGACGATGCTGAAGGTAGCTTCGGAGAAGGGTTGGACGCTTTACGCACCAGCCTTGGAGCGTATGATCCTCAGTCGTATAAAGAGTACATGGACCCGTACACTCAAGAAGTTATTGATTCCACGTATGCTGATTTAGATCGACAGGGATTAGTTGACTTAGCTAACTTAGGTTCAAACGCCGTTGGTGCAGGAGCTTTCGGGGGTTCTCGTGACGCTATTGCTAGAGCAATGTATGGTCGAGATGTTCGGGATCAGAAAGCAGAGTATGGTTCGAAGATGAGGTCTGACGCTTATAGAACGGCTCAAAAACAAGCGCAGTCCGCGTTTGAGAATCAAATGAATCGCAATCAAACCGCAGCGGGGGTTTTCCAGAACTTAGGAACTAGCCAAGGTGCTTTGGGTAGCTCCCAACAATCTCTTGATTTTAATGATCAAGCGAACTTGTTGGGTTTAGGTGGTTTGGAGCAAGCGCAGCAACAGTCTGAGTACGATGTTGCTAGAGAGGGTCAGATAGAAGCTAACTTAGAACCGTTTACTAGGTACGGTTACATGAGTGATGTCATACAGGGAATGCCTTCTGGTCAATCAGCCATAAACACAGGTGGTGCTCCTGCTCAGAATACAATAGGTAACACGGTTGCTGCCGCAGCCGGACTTAATTCGTTAGGAAATTTAAAATGACGGTTAACAATAGGGCGTTATTTCAGAAGAAAAGTAGTCCCGTTAATATGCCTAGTTATTCGGACACAGCGGCACGAGATACGTTACGTACTGTAGGGGGAGTAGCACCAAAAGGTATTATGTCTTCTTCTCCAGAATTAATATTAGCGCAGCTTGGTCAGATTTTGCAGCCTAAAGGTCCGAGAACCAATGTTGTCCCAATGGGAGGACCTCCTCCTGCGGGATCAAGGCTTCCGCCTCCCGTTCCTGTCCCGGATATTGCGGGTACTGGAGCAATGCAGCGTGTTACCCCTAGACCTGCTGCATCAATGCCTAGACCTGCTGCATCAATGCCTATGCCCATGCCGCAAGGTAATCCCATGTCCGGTTCGTTGCAGAATAAGCCGGGGTTTCATGACGGAGGGCCAATAGGTCATAATCATGGAGACGATGCGTTACGGAGTATGCAAGCATCTATGAACACCCCCAAGGAGCCGACTTCTGGTGGGTTCATGGACAAAGCAAAAGGATTCACGGACAAAGCAAAAAAAGTTTTTAACTTTAACCCTAATCGACGTTATGAGGAAAGTATTCCCAAAAACTTTAATGATTTGTTTAAATTAGGAGACAATCTAATAGTTAATGGTTTAGGCGGACCCGAAGTTCGTGGAAAAAGAAAAGAAAAACTAGATGCGATACGCAAAAAGGTTTTGGAAGCAAAGAAAAATCCACCCCCAAGGGAAGAGTTAGAGGCGGCTGCGTCTCAGGCTGCTCCGGGCACCCCTAAAGAAGTGTTAGCCGCCGCAGAAGTTGACGAATTGTTAAAAGTTATGGTAGGTGCAGAACTAGCAGCGGCAATGGCTAGTCCTGTTATTAACAGGCAAACAGGTGCTGTGGTTCGGGAGAGTGACGCTCAACGTATTGGGAACGCAGCGGTTAGAGCATCCAAGGCTAAACTTGCCGTTGAGATGGGCCGTGAGCAGAATGAGCTTGATCGTCAGAAATCCGAGGCGGTTGCTCGGATACAATCGACAAAAGGCACAGGTCTTAAACTAAAAGATCAACTGGATATTTTTGTTAAATTGTTTGGCGAAGTTGCAAAGGATTTTGGCAATGATTCTGATAAAGCAATGGCGGAAATGAGGAGGTTGCATCCCATCTTAACAAAGACGTTTGAAGACTTTAGTGGGGGCAACGCGCCAA